TTGCTCAAATGACATAAATACACTTGACACCAAGGCAAATAGCGCATATACTACATGGTGTATGCGCTTTATTGTTTGTGCGTCACAGGCAACAAAGATCTAATTTTAGATAGGCAACACATAGGCAACTTTTTTAGGAGAAACAAACTATGGCATCTTTAGCAGAAATCCGAGCAAGACTACAGGCAGCTGACACAAAAGGCAACTCAAACCAAGGTGGAGGCGATCGAGCAATTTATCCACACTGGAACATGGAAGAAGGTCAATCGGCCACACTACGCTTCCTACCTGACGGTAACACAAAAAACACATTTTTCTGGGTCGAACGAGCAATGATCCGACTGCCATTCAACGGCGTCAAAGGAGAGATGGAATCAAAACAAGTATTCGTACAAGTACCCTGCGTGGAAATGTGGGGAGACGCCTGCCCGGTACTGGCAGAAGTTCGCACTTGGTTCAAGGACAAGAGCCTTGAAGAAATGGGTCGCAAGTACTGGAAGAAACGCTCATACCTGTTCCAAGGTTTTGTGCGTGAGAATCCCATCTCCGAAGACAAGACTCCGGACAATCCCATCCGTAAGTTCATCATTGGACCTCAACTGTTTACCTTGATCAAGGGTGCGTTGATGGATCCTGAGTTGGAAGAATTGCCAACTGACTTGATGCGTGGCTTGGACTTCCGTATCACTAAGACCCAAAAGGGCGGCTTTGCCGACTACAACAGCTCTAAGTGGGCACGTAAAGAGTCCGCACTCACAGAAGCTGAACAGGCTGCAATTGAAACTCACGGCTTGTATGACTTGAGCACATTCTTGCCCAAGCGTCCCGGCGATGTTGAGATGAAGGTGATCAAAGAGATGTTTGAAGCATCAGTAGATGGACAGCCATACGACACTGAGCGTTGGGGTCAATACTTCCGCCCTGCTGGCGTAGCCGCACCTGGTGGTGCCGCAGCTGGTGATGCAGATGACACACCAGCACCTGCTGCCAAGCCAGCACTTAAAGTTGCTGCTCCGACTGCACCCGCTGCCGAAGATTCTTTTGATGAAGAGCCAACACCAGCAGCCGCACCTGTGTCAGCAGCCAAGCCCAGCGGTAATGCCCAAGACATCTTGGCCATGATCCGCGCACGTCAAACCAAGCAGTAATCTCTGCATTAACACAAGGAGGCAACTCCTTGTGTTCTCTATTTTTATAACAGGTGATACATGGGAAAACCATTTGATGTAAGTAAATTCCGCAAGGAAATTACCAAATCAATCGATGGCCTATCGATTGGTTTTAATGATCCAACAGACTGGATCTCAACAGGCAACTACGCACTAAACTATTTGATTAGCGGTGACTTCAATCGTGGCATCCCACTAGGCAAGGTAACTGTGTTTGCTGGCGACTCTGGTGCAGGTAAGAGTTATATTTGCTCAGGTAACATTGTGAAGAACGCACAAGAGCAAGGTATCTTTGTGGTGTTGATTGACTCAGAAAACGCACTAGACGAGGACTGGCTCAAAGCACTTGGCGTTGACACAAGTGACAGCAAATTACTCAAATTGAGTATGGCCATGATTGATGATGTGGCCAAAACTATCTCCACATTCATGAGCGACTACAAGGCCTTGCCAGATGGCGAGCGTCCCAAGGTCATGTTTGTAATTGACTCACTGGGCATGTTGTTAACACCCACTGATGTGAACCAGTTTGATGCAGGCGAAATGAAGGGTGATCTAGGACGTAAACCCAAAGCTCTCACCGCCTTGGTGCGTAACTGTGTGAACATGTTTGGTTCATACAATGTGGGCTTGGTTTGTACCAACCACACATACGCAAGCCAGGATATGTTTGACCCAGACGATAAAATTAGCGGCGGTCAAGGTTTCATTTACGCCTCATCAATTGTTGTGGCCATGAAGAAGATGAAGCTGAAAGAGGACGAGGACGGCAACAAGATTACTGATGTCATGGGCATCCGTGCCGGTTGCAAAGTAATGAAAACACGCTATGCCAAACCTTTTGAAGGCGTACAAGTTAAGATTCCATACACAACAGGCATGAGCCCATACTCAGGTCTTACTGACTTGATTGAGAAAAAAGGCCTGCTCAAGAAAGAAGGCAACAGTTTGGTGTTTACTACCAGTCATGGTGAGATCATCAAGAAGTTCCGTAAAGGATGGGAACGTAATGATGATAACTGTCTTGATACTGTGATGAAAGACTTTGGGAATATTAAAGAAGAGGTAAGTACCGGCGAGGAGGAAGCAGAATGAGTGAAGCGATAGCGTCAGAGATTTGGGGCGAACTCAAACGTTTTGTAAACACAGTTGATCGCCAAGAGGCTGCCGAAACTGTGGTTCAAATTTTGATGGACAATGACAGTGATGTGGAAGATATCCGTGATGCGTTCAAAGGCGATAGTGATATCAAACGAGCACTTACTGCATATCTTGACAACGACAAAGATTACTCAGAAGACGACGAAGAAGAAGATCCTGAAGAAGAGGATTACAACGAAGACGACTGGGAAAATTAATGTCAAAAGTTTTTGAAATTCGGGACTACTATTGCTCCATGAAATTCAAATTTTTAAAGATTGACTTAGAATCGACTACTACTTATAATTGCCATGCAGCTAGTCCGCACTCAGTTGATTTTAATTGGCTAAAGAATAATCCAGGTAATTTGTTTAACACCAACGTCAATGTTGCCGAACGGCAAATGATGTTGGAAAACAAGCGCAATTCAAGTTGTGAACAAAATTGTTGGTCTGCCGAAGACAACGGTGCCCAAAGCCCACGACAGTATCAACTGGGCATACAGCGCACCCACTCAGTGGTTAATACCAATCCAGAGATTGTTGATCTAACAATTGGTAGTGATTGTAATTTGACTTGCAGTTATTGTTGTAAAGAATACTCTTCGGCCTGGCGCAGAGATTTAGTCACACACGGAAACTATGATGTGCAGTCTGATGCAAACAGATTTGCGTTAACGGTCAAAGATACTGTCTTGATGAAATTCAGTCAATCGGCATTAAAATCAACCTTGCATTATCAAAGTTTACTAAACGAGATCAAACTGGTTGCCCCGACACTAAAAAAATTAATAGTAACAGGTGGTGAACCTTTTTTGGATAATCAGCTAATAGAAACAATCAGGCAGTTACCATTCTCAAAAGATTGCAAGATACAAATGTACACTGGGCTGGGCGTGAATGTTTCAAGATTTGAAAAAATACTAAACCGGTTAAAAACAGTTGACAATTTGTATCTAACTGTCAGTGCAGAATGTACTAATCAATTGCATGAATTCAATCGCTATGGTTCTTCCTGGTTGGATTTTGAACACAAGATACAACTAATTCGCAAGCATGGCATAAAGTATGAGTTCCAATCCACACTTTCAAATTTAACTGTATTTGGATTTGCTAATTTTGCTAAACAATTCAAGGATGATACTATTAGAATAACTTTTGCGTATCAACCAAACATGATGGCTCCGTATGTTCTTGATTCTACAAGCAAACAAGTTATAATAGAACAGTTACAGTTGTTACCTGAATCGATGAAAAATCAAATTGTACGGTCAATGTCAGCAGAGCCAACTGAATCTCAACGCCAGGGTATCAAACAATTTCTTACTGAGTTTGTCAACAGACGAAAAGATCTTGACATAACTATATACCCAAAACATTTTTTAAATTGGATAAGTTATGTGGTATAGTCGTGTTGTTGCCAGTCTTGATGCTATTCCGGACTTCATTGCTCACTACGAGCGTGAGCTTGATGATGCCAAAAAAGATTGTCGGATTGGGGGTCTTGTGGAAAAAAATATCACAACACTTCCAGGCCTAACTGAGTTTAGATATAACCAGCTGCAAGAGATTGAAGCTGTGTTGAACTATCTCAACATCCAACTGCGTAAAATCCGTAGAAAGCACTTTCAAAAGTACCTGGAAGGGTATGCCCGTGCGCTTACAAGTCGCGATGCTGAAAAGTATGTGGATGGCGAGGACGAAGTTATTGACTACGAAACCATAATCAACGAAGTAGCATACTTGCGCAATCGTTGGCTAGGTATCATGAAGGGCCTGGATACCAAACAGTGGCAAATGGGTCACATTGTGCGCCTTAGAACTGCTGGTATGGAAGATATCCAGGTATGAAGCAAGAGCAGTTTGAGCAAAAAATTCAACAGGCCTTAAGCAAACAAGAAGAAGCGGAACAGAGACAGCAACAGGCTCGCAGCCAATTGACCCCTGAAGAATTGGCCTGGCAAAATGATCTAGAAGAAATACAACTTGTACTAATAATTGTTCTAGTTGCAAGTTGGGGTGCTTACTGGTATTTTTCAGTACACCTATGACTCTTGTCAAGGATTAATACCATTACTCCAAAGATCGGGGTATTGTTTAGCAATGGTTACCAACACAGGATCTAAAGCATCAACTCCTACATTTTCTGCTTTCATCTTGCCTTTTTTAACCACTTGATTCCAACTGTTATCAAATATCGCATCAGCAATTCCTTGACTGCTGCGATTTACTTTCTGCTCCCAACTTGGAGTTTCTCTTTTGGCACTGATTTGCGCAGTTTTGATATTTAGATTGCCCATGATAGTTAGATGCCATCCTCCAACCACATGTGCAGGAAACTCGCCCATGCTTTTGTTGCGACTGACATAAAATCTCATGACATCTTCAGGAAGATGTTTTACTCGCGTCATTTTGGTTCCAGGCCAAAATCCATAACGACCTTTCCATTCTAAGAAACAAACTCTATACTCTTGATGCCAGCATATTCTTTGATTTTGATCAATGAGTTCAATGGCTTGATCTAACATTCGTGGATCCCAAAATTCATCGCCGTCACTGAACGCCACCACTGATTCTGGCTTGTTTAGGCCATGCACTAATTCTAACGCCCGACTGCGACTTTGCCGCTCAACTGCTCGCCCTTGATTTTTTAAATCTAATTGGTCAAATTCCGAAGTATCAATTTTTACGTAATCGTAAACAATTTTTTGTTGTAACTCGGGAGATAGTTTATCAAAAACATGGTCAAAATGTTTGGCATGCGGTTGCATGGTAAAACTGTGATCAGCCTCTACCACAACAAAATGCTCTACCCAGGGCGCAAGGTATTGTATCCGTGTGAGAAAAAGATCTGTTTCGTTGTAGTATAAAAAGCTGTCAATTATCATGTTAAAATTGGTAAATTATTTGGTAGCGATCGTAAATGGGAAATCTTCCTTGACTTTCGAGATATTCTGCTATCCTACGACCTTTGCCTGTACGCTGGCCGTCGCTGAGTTTGCGACAATTGTCGTCTATGGCTACAAGTGTTCCAGGTTGTAGATGAGATTCGATAACTTGAAATTCTTTCAAATGATGATTGGCACTGGGTTGATCATTGGCCCATTTGACATCCCAAGAATCAAGATAAAATAAATCTACTTGATCAAGATCGTGTAAATGGCTTAGCCATTCCACACTGTCACTGCAAACCACACTAAAATGTTTGCTAGGCAACAGAGATTGTGCAACCACACATGCTTCAGAGTCGATATCTACACTGCGAACTTGTCCACCAACTGCATCAACAAACTCTGTAAACAATCTAGCACTTTGCCCATCTTTCCAATTGTCTATCTTGCGCAAAGTTCCAGTTTCTACAATGTTGAAGTTTGAAGATTTTTTCTTCAGCAACAAGTCAAACATCAAAGCAAAGCCATCAGCTCGATGAAACATGCCTTCGGTCAGACCACGTTTGGCTCCTGATGTATTGACATTAAGAAGAGGATAATAGTGTTTGTGAAAATGCTCAAGCCAATTCATTGTGATTTTTAGGGAAAGTTTACGTGGCTTATACGATTATCAATTTGTACCAAATTATAATCTTGTGTTGTAGCAAGAGTTTTTGCAGTTTGATTGTTTCGCACAAACAAACAAGCACTGCATTGTTTTCTTGGATCAAAAAATTGTTTAACAGGTTCAATAAATAATTTTTGTACTTGTGTGTTTTTTACTGTTCCCCATTTGTCACTGTTAAATTTGCGTTCAGGAAGTTGGCCGTCTGATCCTGGTTCACCAGTGATTTCTTCTGCCAGCACAGTGACTGAATC